GTGAGCCGCACGGTTCCTGCACCGCCCTCCTTGTTGCCATTAGCGGCAGCACGTGCGCGCAACATTTCGCCCGCTCGTTCATAAGCGCTTTTGCGCGGTGTGCCTCTTGCGCTGCGCGTGTCGCCCGCACGGTTGAATGCATCATACTTGTAGCCCCCGCGTGCATCGCGCTCCTGCAGTGCATCGAAATACGCCAGGCCAGTGAAGCTGGGAAAGTTGTCGGGGCTTTTGTAGCCGATGATGCGTTTGCGTCCGCCTTTGGTCGAGTCACCTCGTTTAGCAATCTTGTCCTCCAGATCGGCCTTGGTGCGGGCGATACGCAGGGCCTGCTCTTCTGAAAGACCGGTTTCATCCGCAATGCGCTTGGCCTCAGCTGCGATGCGCGCCTGACGCTCTATCGCATCCGCTTCCTTGTTGCGACCGGTGGCCCGTTTCTGTAAAATTTCCAAGCTGGTGGCCAGATCGGTTTTGGCCGTGTCCTGAGTGGCTTTCTTCTCCTGCTGGGTCTGCAACTGGCGCTCTTCTTCTTCGCTGATCTGTTTTTCCAGAGCGAGCACTTCACTCAAGGCTCGTTCACGCTCGAGTTCCAGCTTGGCCACTTTCTCCAGATCGTCGTTGGCTCCGCCAGACATGTAGGCGGCTTCGCGTCCGGCTTTGAGCTTGGCGTCAAGGTCCGACACTTTGCCCTTGGCGAGTTCGAGCTGCTCGGTGGGCTGTAGATTGATCTTGAGGTTGGACTCACGCGCAGCATCGAGCTGCGTTTTGAGATCGGCCATGCGCGCCGCCCAGCGTTCGTTTTCCTTGGCTGCATCCTCAGCAGCTTTCGCGGCGGCCTTCTGCGCCTGTTCAACCTTGCGCGCCCACTCGGCGGTTTCACGCGCCTTCTGCTGCTGCACTTCCTGCGCTTGGGCCGCTTCCTCAGCAGCGATCTTGGTCTCAGCCATCGCGCGCGACGCCTGCTCCATGCGCTCGGAGAAACTGCCTTCAAACTGGCCGGGGGTCATCGCCAAGGCGAACACAGCCGCCACGTCGGCAGCACCGAGCGCCAGTTCGGCAGCCCACGATTTTGCGATGAGTGCGCCTTTGTCGAGGCGGTCGTTGAACTCAGCCAAGCGCTTGACCTGTTCATCGCTGAGTACCGGCACGTCGGCGAGTTCCTGCAAAGCGTCACGTCCAGCCATAAAGACCGGGATCAACTCCGCGCCTTTGCGGCCCATGAGATCGAACACTTCAGTAAAACCTTCGCCACGATCACGCGCAGCGATGAACGCATCGGAGAGCGCAAAGATTTGATCTTCCACTGACATGGTGCGCAGTTGCGAGGCGCTGATGCCAAGCTTCTGCAAGGCACCCGCCACCTTGTCGCTTTCCTCCGCTTGAGAGAGAGCGAGCGTGAGCTTGCCCACGCCTTTGACCAAGGTTTCCAGATCAGTGCCGGACATTTTGGCCACACCGCCAAGACGCTGCAAACTCTCCACGCTGGTGTCGAGCTGGATGGAGAGGTCGTTGAGGCGGTCGAACCCGTCGATGACGGATTTGATTCCCGCGAGCGAGCCAATGGCCGCCGTGAGTTGACCGAAACCGCCCACCACGTCGGCGCTCATAGCGCGGCCCAGCGTACTTTTGGCACGGGTGGCAAAGCCCGCGAGGATGCCCTGCGCCTTTGCGGCTCCCGCCTGCAAATCGCTGTTATCCCAGCCAAGTTCGACTTTCGGTGCTGCCATCGCAGGCAGCACGAGATGTCAATGAAACCGGTGTCTGACCCGCTCCCACCAGCGCCCCGTCTCCGACAGCCTGCGATCCGGCCACATCATCGCCTCGCCCTCCATCAAGCGGAAAGCATGCACATAGGCACGGCCTCGCGCGAGCGGCAGATGCCAGCGAATGTAGTCTTCGGTCCAGCCCGTGCCGTGCGCAATCACCGCGATGTATTGCGCCTCCGCCACGGGCAGGGCTAGTTTCCCGAGGCGTGCTCTTTATCTGATGGTTCCGGCACGGCTTGGTTGATGCCGGCTTCATTGTAAATCTGGAGGGCGAGATTCACCGCCTCCACATGCTTGCTGCGTGGCACGTTCACATCCCCCCAGGCTTCGATGGCTTCCAAAAACAGCGCGAGATCGCCACGGAGTGAACGCCAATCTTGTGGCTCGTGGCTGCACAACCACAGAATCCTGATCGCATCACTCAAAAAGGTGGTGAGTTGTTCGAGCGTGCGACTCAGCGGCAGAGAGCCATCGGCGGCACGCAGCTTGTAGAACAGCGCTTCACGTCCTGAACTGTAGCCATTCAGAGCTATAGGTTCCCAGGTCTTGAGCGCCGCATTCCAAATGGGCCAGGTGTGTTCGGCTTCAAACGCCGCGTTGCGTTCCTGCTGGGCTGCCTCCAGATCCTTGGTTGGAACCGCGTCCCGGTGAACGTGCTTGCCGCGTTTGGGAATGGGTTGGTCCGTGCCGAGATTGAGAGGAGTGGTGGCTGCTGGAATGGGTGGAGTTTTCATGGGATGCGAAAATGGCGTTGCACACGGTCGAGCATGTCATCGCTGGCATCCTCGGCGACGAAGGCGGAGCGGATCGAGCGTGGCTTGCGCAGCAGCACGCGGCGGGAGGTGGAGTGCAGGTGAGTCGTGATTTGTGCATGCACACAGCGGGCGTTATAGGCGCTCACCAGCGGATGCTGCGGATCATCGCGTTCGAGCGATCCATCACGAAGCTGCTGCGTGAGTGCCTGCGCATCATGTCGCACCCATTCACCATTGGATGCGAGAACGGAGTGGCCGAAACGCGGCAGTCGAAAGCTTCCACGCTCATGTTCGATTACAGGAATGCCAATCACGCCTAACGCGGCGACGAGCGCTGCATCATTCGTTTCGATGAGTTCATCCGCTTCACGCAGGCAGGGCAGTTCATCGCCTTCGACGTAGATGGTGGCGTGATTGCGAGCGGTGGCAGCGAGTCGGAGGTGCCGCCCGTTGCGCAACGAGCTTTCGAGCATCACTGCATTGTGGCTGGCGCGCAGGCCACACAGGAATGGATGAAGCGGGTCTGCCTGCTCCAGTTCGCCGTTGTGCCACTGCTGGATGAGCTGGTCGGTGTGCAGCGCATTCCATAGCGATTGCAGGCCAAGGTAGAACGTGGTGATTTCTTCGCCGCTGCGCTCATCGAACACAATGTCCGTGCGCACCGGCATACCGAGCGCACCGAGGCAGGCGGCAAGGTTCACATTGTGAGTGGGCCACCAGCCTTCGATCATGGCGCGACTGGTGCGATGCCAGGGAACATCTCGGCGCTGAAGCTCACTTGCGGTTCGTCGGTGTCGCTGAGTTCGCGCGTTGGGTCCTTGTAGATGATCTTGCCGTCGGTGGGCGAGAAGCCATGAATCGCACCTTGGAAGTTGGCCAGTGCAGTGATGGCCGTGCCGGGATGCTGATCCGCAAACCCCGTTGCAGAATCACCCACGATGATGCCGGAGAACTCGAAGCTGATGCGTGGGTTTTCGGCCCGCACATAGGCGACCATGCGCTGACTGTTCTTGCGCTCCACATACTCGCGCGTGGGCTTGATGGAGAGCTTGTGGACCAGCACGCCGGTCTCGTCGCTGAGATCGTAGGCGGGGCGTGCTCCGTGTTCGATGATGGCTTGCACTGGCATGGCTTTGCTCAGGCGGCGGATGTCAATTCGGCGGACTGGGCGCTGATGGTGAAGCGCGTGGTGTGGGTGCGGGTGCGATCCTCGCGATTCAGATCAGTTTCGCTGCGGGTGATGCGCAGGCGGCGTATGTCCCAGCCAATGCGTTGATCCTCGGGCAACGTGCCCAGCCAAGCAAAGAACGCCCCGGCATTGCTCAAGGCCGTGCGCAGTGCGGCCACCCAAAGCGCCTCCTGCAGCACGGGAGTTTCGTCGGCATGGGTAAAGAGAATGATCTGGCCCTCTGCCTGCGCGAGTTTGGAGTGCGGAAACTCCAGCGTGTCGATGTGGCAGACGACGCAGGGCCTGGTGCGTGTTGCGATTTCAAGGCCGATGCCAATGGTCAGTGCGGGTGGCAGGTGTGCCTCCGCATGGACGTGCGTGAGGTAAGCGGCGAGAAGAGTGGCGAGGCGATGTTCGAGTGAGGGCGGTGCTTCCATGCCCTACTTGCGTTGTCGAAACGCACGCTCGGCCATGGCCTTGAGTTTTTCAGCAATGGCGTTCTGCAAGCGCAAGCGTGCACGACGTTCAGCATGACGCAGTTGGCCGTCGTTGCAGGCCTGGGGTGCGTAGCTGACTTGGTTGGTGAGTTCCACGGTGGAGCCCTTCTCAGCGCGCTTTACTGCAGCATTGCCATGCGAGTTCTTATGCGCGCCGGTGTTGGCCCAGCGCGGAATCCCGCGCACGGTGCCGCCCAGAGCCTTGGCTGCGGCGATCCAACCGGCCTTCACCGCGCCGATCTGCTTCTGCACCTTGGCGATGTAACGGTTGAGCGCATCGCCCTTGGAAATGATGGCGACCGTTTTGGCATTGTCAGGCACGCGACCGTATTGAGCGGTGCGCGCGGCCTGATGCAGTTCGGGACGAATCGCACCGATGGCAACACCAGCCTTGGCACTGAGTTTGCGCAGCAGACGGCGAGCACGCGCCTCATCACCCGATTGCTGCGCTTGCCAGTATTGCTGAGCGAGGGCGGGATCCGCGGCTTCGAGTTGCTGGAAGGCGCTGCCCAATTGATCTGCTCGTTTGAAGATGCGGAGGATGTCCGACTTGATGCGTGCGGCTAGTTTCTTGTAGGTCTTGTCGCTGAGGCCGAAGGGCAGTGTGACTCGCGCACTTTCCACGGCGAGTGTGCGCACTTCCTGGATGAGCAGCTTGTCCATCGGGCGCTGCACTTCCTTGGGGAAGAGGGCGATCTTCTTTTTGAGCGGATCAAGGCCCGTGACTCTACCGGTAACGCGCATGTCAGGGATTGGCGGGGCCCAGTTCAAGGGTGATGATGGCGTGAGGTGAGCGGTTCATCACTGCCTTGATGCGGTAGTCCTTCTGATCCCAGTGGATGATCTGGCCGCTGCGCGGAAGTTCGGCTAGAGCGGAGCGCAGCACTTTGGCAGTGAAGCGCACGTCATCGACTTCACCGCCGAGCACGAGTTCGCCAGAAAGCATGGGCTCAGAAATCAGCGCCAGCAGTGTGCGCCCAAGGAACTGTACCGGCTTGCCGAACTCCTGGAGGATTTCAGAAAAGTCGGCGGCGATTTCGTCATGGATGGACATGCGATGAGTTGGGTGTCAAGGCACGGAGCATCATGAAAACATGAGGTCTTGCTTTTCCTCGGGCAGATTCAGATACACGTGTGTGTATGGATCCCATTTTTACACTTCAATGGTCGGAGTTTGTCCTCGCTGAACGTCTCCAGGAAGATTTGCCCAAGAAGCATGGCTACTCGGTGTGGATCCCGCTCTCCCGGCAAGAGAAGGGCGTTGATCTTGCGGTCTTGAAACGTCGAGGCGATGGGATGACGAAAACCGTGACGTTGCAGGTCAAAGCGTCGCGCACCTACAGGACGGCTGAGCCAAAACGAGAGGCGACTCAACGCTACTCGTTTCACACATGGTTCAACCGATTCGATGTTCCAGACGAGGCGGACTTCATCCTGCTCTTCGGTCAGTATGCACCCGATGTGGCACGAACACGCAACATTAGTCCGCAGTGGTACAAGGATATGACTCTCTTGTTCACCAAGCATGAGATGAAGGAATTGATATCTAACTGCCGCACTGTTGGAGGCAAGGAGGACCGGATGTTTGGATTCGGCTTCGACGACGATTCAAAGATCGTCCAAGTGCGGGGTGACGCCGGTCGAGAACAAAGGGATTTCACCGCATACCTTTTGACCAATCGTCTGGATCTGCTTCGCAACGCACTTGATGCGTAATGAAACAGCCCTCCCCGCATGAAGCGAAGGAGGGCTGCACCCGAACCCGAGACCTGCGCCTCAGGAAATCAGAACACCAGCGCGAGGGTGAGTTTGTGCGCGGTGAGATCGCCAGCCGCTGCTTCGGTGGCCACAGTGGCGCGCAGGTGACGACGAGCGCTGGAAGGAAGTCGCACACGACGTGTGGCTGCATTGGAACCGTTGCCACCGCTTCCTGTGACCGTGAACTCGGCAAGTTCGGGGATGGCGGCAAACGATTCACCGTCCTCCGAATCCTCCAGCGTGGCTGTGACCGACTTGCCATCGGCAAGATCGGCGAGATCGGGCAGTGCCAACTCCACCTCGAAGCTGTGTTCGTTGGGTGGCGGTTGGCTGAGATCGAGGGGAGCAGTGGAGGCAGAAGCGCCTGCGGTGGCAAGCGCGACGGACTGGGTGAGTTGGGCGTCTTTGAGGGAGTGCATGATGATGGATCAGGGGATGAAGGTTGGATCACGCCTCGTCGTTGGCGATGGAGGCGGTGCGAATGATCGGGATGCCTTCCCATTCGGTGGGTAGCGGCGCGGGAGTGCCGTTGGTCGTTGTGGCCGTGCGGCTGTTGCGCAACTGCTCACGGGAGCGGCCGTTCATGAAGATGTGGGTCGGCTCCAGGCCGAATTCCGTGAACTTCTCGTAGGCCGAGTAGAGGATGGTGTCGTTGAGCATCTTTTTGCCCGCACCGGTTTCCTCGACGTTCTTGACGCGCACAGCACAGTTCTTGTTCGCCAGGCGCATGCCGATGCGGCCCGTCATCCAGTTGGTGTAGGCTTTGTAGGGATTGCCGTCCGTATCATAGACGGTTTCCAAGTCCCACACGTCTTGCAGGCGGATAGTCTGGTTGTTGCCAAAGAGGAACTCGACGCACTCGCGGCCCAAGCGCAGGAACCACACGGAAGATTTGGAGGCAGCGCCACCTGCATCGACCACATGGGCAGCATCCGCCTTGGCCTGCGCGAGCAAGCCGGGGAAGCCCTTGCTGTCGTTGCCCGTGCCATAATAGAACTGCGAGCCGATGTATTGCATGGAGGCTTCAATCACACCCGAGGCATGGTTTTCGAGCAAGCGACCACGGTCGCGTGCGCCATCAACAACCTGTGCATCCACAGCGATCTGGTGATCGAGGATGTGGGTTTGGAAGGTGCGCGTTTCGTAGCTGGACTTGCTGCGTGCGACGCCCTCGTTAGCATTGCGGAAACGCACGGTGGGCAGGCCGGTGCGCACGGTAAGTTCCATCGTGGTGCCGAGAATGGTGTCGGCAGGAACCACGGCGAGTTCAGGAGCCAGTTTGACGGCTTCCTCAATGAGCGGATAGCCGATGCCAGCGTCGAGCTTGGCGATGTCGAGAAGAGTGGGGACCATAAGGATGAAGGAGAGTTGGAGGTTTTGAAAGGGATCAGGCTTTGGTGAACTGGCGGTTCCACTGCTCGGCGGCGGTGGTGGGTTTGGTGTCACCAGCGGGAGTGATTTTGGCTGGCACCTGTGTGCCCATTTCAGCGGCAATTTGCGCGGCCTTGATGGCGGCACGCTTGTCGAGATCCTGCTCGCGGGACTGAAGGTCACGCACCTGGACATCGAGTTCGCCACTGCGCTTGGTAAAGCGTTCCACATCGGCCTGAGCAGCGACGAGTTGGCCCTTGAGCGTGTCACGCTCTGTGCAGGCCTGCTGTAGGAGAGTTTGATGCTCCTGCTCCTTGGAGAGGAGTGTGGCTTTGAAGGTTTCGACCTGAGTGGAAGCTTCGGCCATCAAGCCCTCACGGGCCTTGGCATCGGCTTCCAACGTTTGAATGCGCACGAGCGCTTCGCTGAGTTGTTCTTCGGCAGTTTTCATCGGAGTGGATGTCCGGGATGGCGTGTCAACTCGGGCTGCGTTCATCGAGCGCAGGCGTGAGAACACCTCGTCACGGCTCTTGACCATGCCGGCCATGTTGAGGCGCTGGGCGTTGCGAGCGCTGAAGCTCTGGCCTTCCATCGCACTGTCCGGAATCTTGCGGCCCCGTGCGAGCACAGCGGTCTTGAACTCGGCAGCGATTTCCTCGATGTCGGATTGAATGAGCGCACGCTGTTCTTCGCTGAGCGGCACACCCGGCGTGGCCATGCCCTTGAACTTGCCAGCGGCAAACACTTCCACCTTCAGGCCTTCGCTCCGGAACTTCTCGGTGCTGTCGATGAAGGGCAGCATCACGCCGATGGAACCAACACGAGCGCTCGGCGTGGCATAGATTGCGTCACATTGCGAGGCGATCCAGTAGGCCGCACTGCACATCTGCCCCGCGCTGAACGCATAAGTGGTCTTGAGCTTTGCGGCATCGGCGACGGCTTGAGCCAGTTCGGGCGTGCCATTCACCGTTCCACCGGGTGAGTTGATGTCCAACAGAACGGACTTCACATCGTCACGGGCAATAGCCTCAGCAATAGCGGCAGTCACCAGGTCCATGTCGGTCGCGCCGAACAGCAGCGAGGAGATCAGGTCCGGCTGGCGCATGAGCGGGCCATGCAGATCAATGATGCCGATGCCATCGACCACGGTGAGCAGTTCGTTGCGTGTGGGATCAGGCAGTTGAATGCGGGCGTCAAAGAAGGCGACAGCCTGGGCCACCATGCCTTGCATGGCATCGGTGGTGATGAGCCAGGGTTGGCGAGAGAGAAGGGAGTCGAGCGCGGTCACGCTCCGGTTGGAGTGTCAACGACGGGCGGTGCAATCAAGGTGCCGCCACTCGGCTTCCACAGCATATCCAGAGGCACGCCGTACTTGGTGGCCGTTTCGAGAATCATCTTCGCATCGCGGGCGCGGCGCTCCAGTTCCTCACCGAAGTCTGCACCCAGCTCTTCGTAGTGATCGCTGATGGTCTTGAGACCCATCTCCACATCCGAGCGATTCTGCTGCGCCTCACGACCTGCATCGACGCTGAGCTTGCGCGGTGTCACACAACTGATTTTCCACCATCCCTGGACGGCAGGCAGTTCGCCACGATCAATGGCATCACCGATCACGTAGAACCACACGGGCTTGATGAAGCGCTGGATGAGGATCATCTGCCGATAAGAAAAGCGTCGGTCGGCTTTGGCCACCACCAGGCGCACGCCTGCACCGCCTACCTTGGACGAATCCGCCGCGAACTCATACGGCAGCACTCCGAGCGCGGCATCCCGTCGCAGATGCTCCAGGAACCCGGTGAATGTGGGCGATGGTCGCTTGGGCTCAAACGAGTCGAGTGATTCATTGGTCTTGAGTGCCACGAGCTTGCCGCCAGTGATCTGCTGCAGCGAGGCCGGGTTGGTGCCTTCGCCCGACTCGGCCTCTTGGCCCTCGATGGCGAAGTCAGAATCGTCGCCAAGGTCACCGGACTCGGTTTTGAGCACGCGGGTGACGTCGCAGTTGTCCTTCACCGCGTGCTTCTCCAGGGCGAGCAACTCCATCTCATCGAGGATGTGATTGATGGAGTGCTGAATGGTCGGGGCGTTGCGCACCGACGTGGCTTGCTCCGGTTCAAACACATGCAGCACGCTTCTGGCTGGCAGTTCACGCGCGGACTGGTCCTCCAGCACACGGTAGGACAATGGTGCGCCCCAGGCATCCAGCGTGATGCCGTGGAACGACTGCATGGAAGTGTTGCCCTCACCGATGCGGTGGGATTCGATCAATTGCAGCGCGGCGATGCCGAGACGGTTGCGGGTGAGATGGATGAAGTATTCGCCATCCACGTCCATGCCGCGACAGAGCAGCGACTGCACTTCCTCGAAACTGAACCGCCCGGTGATTTCACAGCGCGTGGACCAGGCGCGAAAGTAAGACTCCGCCTGGCGGTTCCAGGTCACTTCGTCTGACTGCGCTTGCGGGCGAATGCCATCCCCCGTGGAATAGATGGCCATGTTGTTGACCATCTCGCGCACGAAGCCGGAGTTCTTGACGAGGTAGCGCGAGCGGCGCACCAACTCACGGTGAATGTGGGGTGTGAGATCATGCTTGGCATCGCGTGGAACTGCGCCTGGCACCGCACCACGTCGGGGGGAAGCGTTTGCGGATTCGTAAACGGAAGTCCACGCCTTGGGGAGTAGGGCAGGGGGCAGCCAACGAGCCGCCCATTGTTGGAGGCCGTTCATTTGGCGAGATGGTTGATATAGGAAGTCGCGATGCGGCGACGTCGGCCATAGGTGGCGGGATCAAGAGCGCGCAGCGCATGAGCGCATTCCTCCAGCGTTTCTTTGACGGTCATGGGAAACTGCTTGGTGGCGTTCGATCCGCTGTCGGCCCAACTCATGAGAGTCTTGCCCTCCATGAGCATCTCTTTGGCTTTCGCCTGGATGCGGAGAACTTCTGCGACGGTGAACCCGACAATGAACAAACCTTGCGCCATGAGCGGAGCGCCCTGTCAACGGCTCGCGTCCTTCACGTCGTGTTTGATCTCATCGACAGCGAGGCGGATGTAGTTCACATCGGTTTTGACCACGTCGGTGGCGCGTTCCAGCAGATTGATCTTCACCTCGTGGGATTCGATGCGCTGGCGGTCCTCGTTGCGCAACAGTTCCAGGTGACGAAGCGTGCTGGTGTGAACGCCCCAAGCTGTGGCTCCGGCAATGACGAGCGAGAGGATCTGCACGAGATGCCCGAGGCTGATGGTGGAATCAAAACGTGGCTGGGTCATACACCGATGAGTTTGAGGATGGCTGCGGGTGTGATGAACCCGAGCGTGTTGAGGGTGCTTGTGCCTTTGAGGAAGCGGATGCGGTTGGTGATCCAGTCGCCTTCGCGCTCTTTGGCGTCTGAACTTGGATCAAGGGACGTGTTGCCCTCGATGGTAGCCATGCTCGAGCCACGCACGGCGGTGACGATGCCGGCATGGCCGTTGCTTGTGCTGCCATGGCGTGCGAGCCAGATGGCACCAGGAGCCGCCATTGGTGAAAGCAGACCGAGCTTGGTAAAGTTCCCTGCGCTGGTGACGCAGTGTGGTGTCATCGTTGCCTGCCAGCGTTTGATTTGCTCAGGCGTGGCCGCCAGTGAACGCAGCGCTGCGAGTGCCATGCTTTCAGCGAACGCAGCGCAATAGGCCCAGCCGGGTTCCCATGGCGATTGGCGCATCAGTGCCCGCAGTTCATCAACGAGTGCACGGTCAGGTCCAGCCGTGTTGGGGTTGTCCCAGTCTGCATTGGGTTTGACCTCGCGCAGACCGATGAACCGGCTTGCCTGCCGAATGATGCCTTGGGCC